TGCATTATCAATAAACCCCACTGCGAATACCTCTTGAGTTGAAACATTTTTGAGCTGATTTAAATCAGATTGAATAGGCGCTAAGTGCAATTCATTTAACTCAGTTTCAGTCACAAACTCTCCGTGCTTAAAGATAACATCGCCAGCTTCACCCGATATCGCCGCTTTGAGTGTGACCATACCGCCAATGCCTTTCGGTAGGGCGACTTTGGGCGTCGAGCACTCGACCACGGATTGATTGCTGCTATCAAGCACATGGATTTGGTATAGGTACTCATCAAAGTGCTGCTCAATAGGCAAATTCAAGATGAAAGTTAAAACGCCATTGTCATCGTAGTAACTGGTCTCAATGGTGTTTTCATAGAATGAATACAGTGTTTCACTTGGTGTCTCATGGGTTAGCGAGCCAATGAGCCGGTACTTGGTTACAGTATTTTTCAACTCACTGTTTAAAACGTCTATCCCGTGCTGAGTAGGGATGGCTTGCAGTGCGCTCATACGGTGTCTCCTATTTCAAGTTGCCATGTAATGGCGGTGCAGCACAGGAATGGTGCTTCAGTTTCTAGTTCAAGCTGAGAGCTAAATTCTGGCTTAATGGTTAAGGCTGTGACCTGTTCAAACTTTGTTTCTGCATCGAGAGGATAAATCCAATGAAACTCGGTGTGAGGAAGTCGTTTTTCTTCTAGTGCTTTAAAGGCCGCCTCATTGTTGTAGCTATACAGGTCTATTTTGATGAGGTTTGGGCTTTCGGCTTCGTCATACACAAAACCGTTTGAACCCATAGTCATCAAGAGCCGTTGATAGTCGGAAATCTTCCAACCAAACTGCTGCTCTTCAAACTCGGTTAATAGCGACAGTTCAATATCGTCATGGGTTTGCTTGAAGTCTTTGACCATGCCTTTGATGGTGTTGGCCAGCTCGACGTTCTCGGTGTCTTGCCAATATTCACCTTTGGGTAATAGCCCACGATAGGCGACTTCAAAATCACCGGCACTGTATTCAATAATTAAGTCGGAGGTGTCCACGTCACGCCTCCTAATACATGTATCTGATTGTTATCAATGGCGACTTCTCCAACTGGAGAGCGAACAATAAAGTTGTTGGTCACGGTAGAGATAGTTAAGACAATTTCTGTGTTGGTGATGGACTCCGGCTTTTGGGTTGTTGGCTCGATGTTGCCCATTTTCTCTTTCACCAAGTTTTCGAGTGCAGTGACCACATCGTCCCGTACTTCTTGGTCTTCAATACCTTGGATCTCGATATTAATTGGCGCTTGCTCTGGTAGGTGAGCCAATGGGTGGCAACCTGCGAGTCGATTTTGTTCAAACGTGTTTTGCACCAACTTGACCACTTCGGCGCTTAAAGTCGGGGTGTTTTCTCGAGCACCGATATACACTTCAACCATGCCTCGCTCTGGGGTGTTATCAAGCGCCCAAGCAAAATCCACATCCGAGTGAGCCGATACCGCCCACACCTCGTAATCTGCCGCTTTGCCAATCAGCTCGTTCTTTTCAAATGCCACGATGACACGCGCTCGCCAGTGCTCGAGCTCTTCAATATTGGCGCCTCCGCCAATGCCAAGTGAAAGCACACGGTTTGGGTCAATACCGCTTAGTCCTTCGCTTAACATAAGCACGGTCCCTTCGGAGAGGTTACTCTCCACACCAGATTCAAGCGCAATAACGTCAACGGGGACGTTGCTGTATTGTTCTTTGGTGGTTTCGTACTCATGATTAGCATGTGTTAAACGGGTGCCTTTCTTGATCACCACCGTGCCACCAAGCTCAGTGAACTGTACTCGGCCCGTTGCGAACGTGGGGAGCAGTCGAGGGGCTTTATGGCGATTGGCGTGTAGGTATAACCACTCTTCAGAGCAGGTTTCAGGGTGCAGTTGCCTGAACAGCAAATCTTGATAACCATATTGCCCATAGCTGACACCAGCAATGGCAGCGGCTATCGCTTTGGTCGCTGGGTTGTTTTGCCCCGTTTCAGATACCAAATTGGCTTCTGCGCGAGCAATCAGACTATCTAGGCTTCGTTGTGTACTCATTGGTTAACCTTTGAAAGTGGAACATCAAACTGAGAGCCATCGGCTAAGGTGATCATCACATTACGACCCATCTGATTTGGCCTCTCTCGCCATACTGAAACCTCAACCGCTTTGGCATGGCCGTCGGCAATGAGCCAAGCGAGCGACTCTTCACAAAATCGCTTAGAAAGGCTTAATGTTTCGTCGGTAAGCTTTGCTCGCTTGAGCGTCCAGTCACGAGAGCCGACCACGTTTATCAACTCATTGCTCCAAGTGCCGCCACGCTTATTGCTTGCCATACGGGCGCGATCGTTTTGAGTCGATTCGGCATAGTTATAAACGCTCTGCAGAACAGCATGGGTTAATCCTTCTTTAGAGCTGAGTGGTGCTGTCAGGGCGGTTAAATTGAAATGACTCATCCTTTATTTGGCCCCTTGGTTGTTCTGTTTGTCCCGTCGTCTTTGTAGTCGTGGTCATGCTTTTCAACTTTGACACCGCCGAACGTACCTGAAGAGCCACCAACAGCGCCCGTAACCTGGGTATCTTTCATAACCGTTAGGTTGCCGCCTATCTCTACATCACCAGAAAACGTGGATTTAGGTGCAGTCACGTTCACAGCCGTTGCGTTCACGGTGGTTTCTTGTGCCGATATCACTTCTAACTTTGCGCAGGCGTTTATCTTGATGCCTTGCTGCGTGAAATGAACAAGGTTGCCTTTGTCATCAAGTATCGCGACTTCACCAGGCTGCAACTCTATTTGGTGACGTTCGTCTTCTACGTTCACGGTGATGCCGCGAGATGTGGTTCCACCAATGAACAGGTTGTAAGTTTTCGCCCCTGGTAATGGATGGCTCATAAACCCGTAGTTGTGCACGCGTTTTATCTTGTCGTTGGTTCGGCCTGTCGCGGTTTTAATTTGTAATCGGCCTGTGGTTGCCCCTGTAACAGTACCGGTGCCAATCACGTTTTTAATTCTGGCCATTAATCGCTGTTGTTGTTGCAGAGCACTAGACATAGCTTTGCTCCTTAAACGGTCTGAATAACTCAACCGAAGTTTCCGTAGAGCTTTCAGACACTGATAGGCCAAGCGACTTGATCACCAACATCTCACTGAAGCTTTGCTCTTGGTCAGCGACTCGAATCACTCGGTTTAATCCATCAATGGCCAACGCAGGGAATATGTCGGCAATCGTGCTTGATGCTGTCAGGCTTTGAGCAATGGCGAGGTTGCGCTCATATTTAGCACGCGACAAGCAAGCTTCACGGTTTTGCAATTGGTCACAGGTGATCACCATGGTCCGTGATCTCTCGACGTTTGGATTGATGACCTGTGCGCTTGCGTCATCCCACTGGCCTTGCACATCAATGGTGTGAAATTGCTGATTGAAGGTGCGTTTGATGTTCAGGCTGTCGATGTTGTTGCCTGTTTCTAGACCGATGTTGCTGATAGTTGCATGCGCGGTGTTTTCAATGATCAACACGCCATTGCGCTCAACCAACATAAAGCCTTGCTCTCGAATGAGCTGCGCCACGTTCTCTACCGGTGATTCGGCATTTATCTGAAACTCAGGGATGACCGGCATACTCTTCACCAGGCTTTTCACTTTCAAACCAAATGGCTTGGCGACATGGCGAAGTAGCTCTTCCACGTTCAAGTTATAAAGTGCATCCATCGTGATGCGTGAATCAATCATGTTGGCACTCTTCGAGCGGCCAGAAATGGAAACAGCGTGAGCGCTTGAATCGGTATTGGAATCCACACCATCAATCTGACCAATCAGAATCGACTTGTCGTTAAGGAAGAACTCGACCGATAACGGGCTTTCAATACTCATAGGCTCAATTGAGCAACTGAACGTGTGGGCCAGCTGTTCAATGGAGTAGTTGAGATTCGCTTGATAGAAGGCACGTGGCTTGCCATCAATGTGCATCGTTAGCGTGTTCATGACACATCCCTCACGGCAATGTCACCACGAATGAAGAGCGGGTGCTGCAGTGCATTCATTTTGGTGATGACTTTTTCTTGAGTGAACTCATCGTGCGCAATCGTCAGTGCAGATTGAAAGCGTGGTGACTGCACTGTCCTATGGGACGCGGTACCACTGACGACTTTATCTTGCTGAACCTTCACATTGCTTTTCAATGTCGTGACTGCGTCGAACAACTCAATGCTTTCAAGCGTCGATACTTGGGTGGTCTCTTTGATACGCTCATCGATACCGACAATCAAAGTAGACAGATCATTCTTAATGGTTTCAGGCTGCTTATCCGACTGGGTAATATCAAAGCGGTCGCCTTTCTCTAGGTGTGTGATGTCTTTGTTCATCTTCACTGCGCCCGTCACCATTTGCACATTGTGGTGCTGAGTTGGCGTGTCCGGTTTGACTTCATTTAACAGCAAAGCTTGAGCACTACGCGAGTTGTCTACCGCTTCATTTCTTGAGCTTGGCTCAGCTTGAACACCATCGGCCACCGCATCCACTGACGTAGAAAACAGATCAGCGAACTCAGTTGGGTTGGTGCTGAGGCTACTCACTGCCGAGAATGCTTTATTGATGGCGTAGTTAATGTCTTGAAGGTTTTCATCTTCAAGGTTCAAACGGTTGGTGATGTCGACCAACACGTTCAATGCGCTTGTGACATCACTTTGAACCCTGTGAATGTCCGATACATCCAAGCCGTTTACTTCTTTTACGAAAGAACGTTTCGACAAGCTCTCGACTATGTTGGCCTGCGTTTTTGTACGAACGGAAGTCGGTGCAGTGATTGAAGGGGAAGAGCCAGCGCGAGCAAACTTCAGGCTCAGCGTGACTAAGCCTTTCTTGGTACTGATGCTTTGGGATACGTCTTCAAAGACAAGCGGCAGCTCACCCAACCAAGGATGTTCTAGCTCACCCGTTGGTTTTGCTTCTAGGTTTTCAATGAGGACATTGGCATCGGCCAGAGAACTGGGACCAACGAACACAACTTCAATCGTGTAGGTACGGGCTTTTGTTCCCATGACTTTGATGTGTGGTAGGTCCGCGTAGGGGATTTCGCTGACTTGCAAGCGCTTACCACCATCAAAGGCGGTCGAGAGGATGTTGAGCTTAAGCCCATTCCATCTAGCGTGCTCGTACAGTCGTTCCCACATCAAAAAGCCACCAACTACAGAAGAAAATCAGAATTAGGCAGCGAGAATAAAATGAGTGATGAAGTTGGACGTTCAGGCCCTGTTCGGACTCACCCTCCCCTCCACACCAAAATTCCACACTGCAATTATGCGATCTTAGAACCGCATTTTATTTCGGTAGTTGTATTGGAACACAGCCCCCAGTGTATCGACACCGAGGGCTGTTTTAGATTGGGTATTTAGAGATCCTTCGAGATCGTTTTTGTACGTTTTTTAGAACAAGGGGATCCTATTCAAATTAGAAGTCTTCTTGAGTATTTACTTGAAAATGAGACTCTCCCATTGCCATGATAAATCGACTAACTTCCCAGGCCATTCCGAGTTCAATACAGTCACAATAGGTAACGACTCTATTCTCACTCAAATCAATCCAATTTTTTCCATCACATTTATAACGATTCACTAAAGATGTTAAGTCGTAATAGCTTTCAATCTGAACTCGACCTTCGCCACGAATAATACCTTGAGCAATTGAATGATTGCCTCCAGTAACCTTGGCTAGCATGATTGGCCAATAGTAATTCACAGAGTGATTGTTTGATGGTGTGAACTTTCCTTTGTTCATACCTTCGCCTATCGTCCCTAGGTTATTAAGAATCCTATCAGGGTGCCAAGGGAAGGTGATTACCGCTTCAGACAAAGATATGTAGCGATTAATTTCTCCTTGATAACAATCATGTATTTGACTGAAATCGCAAAAATTAAAGACTATATCGCCACCCGCGGCATGATCAGCTTTGATATATGGCTCTAGCATTAATTTCGCTTGGAGTGATCTCCAAATTGTTTTTTGTAAATCCTTTAAACCATCAAAGTTATTTGACTTAAAAAGCTTATCAGCTCTTGATACAAGAAACTCCATCTCATCTGTATTTTCAATGGTTAAGGCTGTGCTTCTACGCTTTCCTATCTTGAACATTAGAATCCCTTTCTAAATAGATACTGCTAATTTATATCAAATCGATAGGCTCTTAACAAAAGTTCATCTTTCAAAATTAACTTACGGACGGCCAGTGATACTCGCTTGCTGGATACGCCAGTTCTTAGTGAGGCCAACTCGTAAGAATAACCAGACTCAAACACTAACTTCACTGCTTTACGAGTTTGTTCTGGCATCTCTCTTTTTGCGGTCACTTCAAACAAAGCATCAAGGCGCTTTTTAGGGATAACGTTCATTTATTCAAAATATCCGTAGTCTAGACTTCTGATTTAAGTGCTTGAATTTTCCGCTTCAAAGATATCTATCTGGTTCAATTCACCTTTACATAACTCTGGCTGCAGTTCTGGATCTGGCTTTCTCCCTGTAGACTCTATTACATGTGAAAACGAAAGATGCGAAACAAATGCACTTCCACAATGTAAATTTAAGCACTGGCAATAAAGCTCTCTCGTTTCTGAACTGATGGATCGCGATGTTGCAATGCGAGTTTTGCTTCCACACTTCGGACATGTCACTAACATATGACGACTCCTAACTTAGTTAACGTTATCAACTTTGCAGCGCCAACTTGATGTAAGGAACCTCTGTTAACTTAAAGCTAAGACTCAGAGCCCCTTACATCATCAGCCATTTCAATTAACTGCTTCAACGCAGCTAACTTATCTGGCTTCAATTCTCCTCTTTGGTCTGCAACCAATAGACTCATTAAATAAATACCTACATCAGCTCTGCTTTCACCTTCAGTGCTGAGTGCTACAGCATCAATAATGAACTCCATCGCATGTAAAAATATGTCCCGTTGTTTTAATGACATAGCTCTACTCCAAACCAAAAGACTGTATGAATATACAGCACTTTTGTAAGTATTCATACCGTGTTTTTATGAACCGAGATCCCCCGTCACTCTGATAATTAATTTGAACCTTATATCAACGGCCACTCGTTGGTTTCAGGAAAGAACGATAAATTAGGCTGTTCATATTCATAATCGTCATCTTCTCCGGTTAGTGGTCCAGAGGGTTTTACCTCCAATTTATCTAACCAGCTTAAATCTGGCTTGGGTTGGTACTCTTCAACGAGCTGGGCTGGGCGAACCGTGCCACATGGCAGGTGCTCCGCAGGACGGATTCTTATACTCGTTTCATCATCTATTCGAATTGAGCTACCTTGTTGCAGCGCGATTAGAGCGGAACCATCAATGTTTGGCGGTAATCCACCACCTACAGAGTAAGGTTCTAATAATCGCTTAAGCTGATCGCTGACCTGTACTTTCTGCGATCGCGTACAGTTATTGACAGAACTCCGAGAGGAATCAGAGATTCCAGAAAGAGCAAGATCAAGAGCCCCCGCTTCAGCGTCATCGTTCTTTTCAGTTTTTGTTACTATTTGCCAGGTCTTAAGGCGAGTCTTAACCAACTCACCTGCAGCAAAAAAGCCTTCTATCTTGCGGACGTCTTCGCCATGCGGAGAAGCAAACGGCAGCACTTCATAAGAGTTCGAGATCAGCAAATCCTCACGCTTAACGAACGGGCCACCCTGCCCCATGATGTAACCTTGCCAGTTGCCATGGTCGGCCGCTTTCATTGTTCCTGCAACATTCACTTGGTCAGTATCAGCCCTCGCCTCATAGTTCTCAGAAATCACAGCCACTAGCTCTGCATTCGTCATGACATGAACTGGTTTAAACGGACCAACTAAACGGTACATCGACATGAGGTAAATAGAAGCCAGGTCTTCACGTTCTTGCTTGAAAACGTATTCCATAAAGGCTTTCTTGTTTTGGCTAGCTAGGCGGCGCAGTTCACGGTAAGTGGTAACCGGCGCCCCACCAAAGAATTGGAATTGACGAATACCCCAACGACTCTTCCAGGCGTTGACGTTTTGGGCCATCGCTTGCACAGATTGCCCGGTCTCTTTCGAAACCTCTTCACCCATGGCATAGCCGTCAATATTTTTAGAAATGTACTTAGCGATGTAACCCGTTGCTGTGCCTTTTTCTGGGTCGATATACCCAAAGTCACAACGAGGCTGATAATTGAATGGACCTTGAATAGACTGCTTTTTGGCTGCACGTTTTTCGTTGCGATCGAAGAACGGGTAAAGTTCTTCTTTGTCTTCATCAACCGCATAGCGAATAAACACGTCACGCACCTTGGCCACATGCTCAGGCTTAACCCAAATCAGCAAATGCCAGTGCGGGGTACCATCATGATGTGGCTCAGCAACGCGAATACCAAACCAACGAATCTCATCACGGCCTAACTTGGCACGAATGCGCTGCCAAACCTTATTCAAATAGGTTTGTGCTTCACGTGGGCTCGCCCCGTTCCAATGTGGAATGAAGCCGCCTTTCTTATAACTATTATGATATTTCGATGGTGTTGTTAGCGTTAAGAACAAACCTTGTAGGCCAAGCTCGTTGCCAATATCTTCACAGCCACGACAACGAACCATTAATTCATGACGACGAATGGCAGGGTTCGACATGCTTTTCAACACCATGTCTTCCATTTCAACTTCTTCGCCAGTGGTCTCTTCTCTAAGTAGCTGGCCCTGAATGAAATCCCAGTTCTTCTTTTGCTGAACTTTATGTTCTTGAATGCAATCCCATGAAGCATAAGGTGATGCCTTCGCCGATACTTGCCCCATAGCAATGGCTAAGTGTTCACGCATAATCTTTCGAATGCGCTTTAAGCGTCTAAACCACCACTTCTCACAACTCAACTTAGAGATAAACGACATGATATTTTCAGGCGTGATTTTCTTGTCATCACTTGGCGTTTTTACCCCAAAGCTACGCACCAAAGAAACGCACTGCTGATAAACCATTAATGCCGCTATGTTCTCACCGTTCTCGGTTTCACATTCAATTGTCTGAGTCAGTGCCGTTTGATAGCGAATCAAGATAGACACAATTTTAAATGCCATATCTCGAAGTTCATCTTCAACAAGCTCGGCAATGATTTTGCTTCTAACAGGTTTACGATTTTTCTCGGCTTGTTCGAAGTCGAAACAGGCTTGCTGGTTCGCTTGTTCAAAGTTGTTTTGCTGAGTGATGCTATCGTCATCGACAGCATCACTCAGCAAAGCAACCTTAGAAGTAGTAGGAAGTTGTTTGTATTGCTCTAGCACCAACAGAACACGCCTATGCGCAGGTACCATTTTTTCCCGAATAAAAGTGTTTGCTGCAAAGCGGCCTTGCTTATTAAAAATCGAAACATAGCGATTTGCGAAATACTTAGTTAGGTAATGAGGGAGTTCAGCAAAGTGCTCAGAAAGCCAGTCTTTGTCTGCAGGGTTTACTTCATATAGCTTGCGTTCAACAACAGAAAGGTTTTCAGGTTCACGATCGAACACCTTGCGCGAAGACAAAGCCAGGTTGTCTGGGATTGGGGTAACTAATTGTTCACCACCAACCCATTCAAGGAAGGCTTCGTGTGATCGCTCTTGTTGCTGTTCATTAAATTCAATGCTGCTGATATCAACATCTTGATACCACGCAATAAGGCGCTCACCAGAAGTTTGAACCTTCTGTTGTGATCGCCTGCTTTTCTTGGATGCGTAGGTCGGTACCATCAACACTCATCCAAAAAGTCTGCGGGGTTGCGTGTGATTTTCAATTGAACCTGGATAGACTCATCACCAGATAGCAAAGTACCTAACAGCACTTCATTATCTGGGTGATCTCCTTGAAGCATTTCTATGATTAAGGTTTCGATATAGTCAGATGCTTCAGCCGCCATTTTCAGAGCTTCACTCATAATGCTGCTAGCTCCTGCGTATCCATAATTATATGACCACCCGTATGGTTGCCTTTGATAATCACGCCTTTCAGAACGTGCTGGCATTTGAACAGCTCGCAAGCCGTATCAATCGCTGGCTCTAGTGAATCAAACTCGCCAAGCAATACGTTCTTCACTTCATTGGTTTCATCATGGCGAACGACCCCGCCACCGCTATTAAGTGCAACTGCTACATAACTCAGCATTAGCCCGCCTCCACTGTTGGGTAGCCGTGAATAGGATCACAATCACGCCACCACATTTGCATAGTTGCGTTTTGGCTAGTGCTTTTGGTACAGGCAGAAACAAAGAAGAGCGCACGGATTGCACCTAAAGCTTGAAGTTCAGTAGACAAGTCATTCGCAGTGTTATAAACCACGACCCAGAAAACCCACCAAGCAGTGATAGAGTCCTCAAGACACAACCCTTGCTCAGTGTCATTCACGTTCACCAACATGGCACGAGTAGAATCAAGTTGAAGCATTACGCCTTGGCTTGAATCAACGCTGTTGAATACACGAATGAACTGCTCAATTTTGCGAGAGGTAAAGCCTTCACAACGAAGGCCGTGTTCTAAATCTTTGCGGAAAACAGTGATAATACACATACTTACGCCCCCACTGCCGTTAAACAGAACTGCTCGAATTGATATAACGCTTCATCATCAAAGTGGCCTAAGTCACGGAGGCCAAGCATTTCAAGAAACAGGTGGCGGTTACTCATATCTAAGTTCGCCCAATGGTGAAGTTGTGAAACTTGTTCAATCGAACCGTTGCGGTACCAACTTGGAAATGAATAGCCAAAGAACACACGAGCTCGATCACTTTCCATTGCATCTTTGATATCGGCTAAGACTTCTTCTTGAGGGCGGTGGGTAGCGATAGGTTCTTGCTTCTTCGCGATAGCATCGAGCTGGATAAGAACTTGGTGTTGCTGCTCTTGATTGCTTGAGTTAAAGCGCTCAGCGATTTGGTTAAAAGACTGACTAAATAGGTGTTCCTCAATATTGCTCATCATCATTTCCTCAAATTTTGGATATAAAAAACCTCCCTCTTTAGATCAAAGAGAGATAAAAGGTGTAGGCATAACGCCTAGTCGCTAGGTTTGCTTGGGTGTAACGGAGTTATGACCAGCGCGAAAGTACATCCTGTGCGTTGGCATCAATTCGGTTAATTTCACGCGAAAGGCGCATTTGTTCAGCACGGCAATCACTCTTGGAAAACTGAGCTTGTAACTCTTCACGCTTTGAGCGAAGTGGCTTTAGTTGACGCTCGCCTAGTTCTCTTCGCGTGCGCTGTAATGCAGAAAGGCCACGTTCTTTTTGCTCACGGTTCAAAGACCAACAAGGCAAATCAGGGCATGGATTTTCTAGTGGTGGTACATCTAGGTTTGAATGTTCGACTGTTGCAACTGACATACTATTTTCCTCTAACTTAAGCCGGGAATAGCCGAACCGTTGGCGACCAAATCCACACTCATGGCTAAGAATGGGGAAACGCCTTTTGTGCGGCTTTCTATATCGTTGATAAGAAGCACAAGGTTGCTAATACCCGCTTGTGCCTTTTGGATAATGATGTGTTTGTTGGTGCGGCTAAGGCGATCATTTCCCGCATGTTCTAAAGCCATACGAGACAAGTCACCAGAGTGCATCGCGTTTTCTAATGCGCGTTTAATGAAAGTTTCTTCACTCGCATCATTGGGGATTTGTGCGGTCACCACACCGAGGCCAAGCAAAAGGCTATTAAGGATGGTGAAGTTGCCACTCGCTTTGGTGATCATCACAAGTTCTACACTGGTAAGGATGTGCGGCTGCTCTGGGTTGAGCTTATTGCGCAGCATAGTGGCATTCATATCCACGGCCTTCGCTAACTTGGTCATGTTCTCCGAGTTCGCAAATGCACAACACGCTTCGTTAAATGCCTTTTGTTTAGAGCCACGGAATTCGCACATTGAGTCAATTTCGTTCATAACCAATACTCAATTGAAGACAAACGGGACGAAAACGAAACCCCAACCAAGAACATTAAGCCATAACGGGCAATACTCTTTGGTTGGAATTAGGGAAGATAAACGCATGACGGCCTACCCTAACTTTTCCATAGCTTCACGAGTTGCCATCTCAACTAAGGCGATCATGTTGATGAGAGGGGTTTCTTTGCCTTTTGCTTTAGTTTTAATAGGTAAGCGACCATCTGCTACCCAATCCATGATGGTGCGTTTAGGCATTCCAGAGAACTGAGAGTATTGGTCATACGTCATGAAAGGCGTATTTAGGACTACTTGATATGAGAGCATAGTGATATCCTGCTATGTTATTGAATGTATTACTTCGGGCTATTGAGTTGCCGCTCACCCGAATCGACAAAGCGATTATGGATCGATAATGCAATCTGATCAACTAAAAATCGAATCTCCTAACTATGTAAGTGGTAAGGATTTTCTTAAAAAGCTAATGGAAGTCACAAAAACCGAACAGCAACAAGAGCTTGCTGCAATTTTTGGCATCCCTAAATCAACACTAGCAACGTGGCGCCAGCGAGATCTCACACCTCATGAGATTGCGATCAGAGCTCATTTGAAGCTCGGTGTATCTCTTAACTGGTTATTACTAGATGAAGGTGAGCCTTTCACGAACTCAAAAGTGAACTCACATCGTAACAAGTTCGAAAATGAGACTTTGATTTTTGATATAGATTGTTTTGCTATCGAAGATGGAAAGCTCAAGAACAGAGGCGTGTTGTCTTTTGATAAAGCCCTCTTAAATGAACTTGGCGTCGTAAATGTGATGGCAATTAAAGATGGTCAGAATACGTGTCTGGTTAATAAAGAATCTCGCCAAGCAGTTAGCGGCACTTACTTAGTGGATATGGACGGCCTACTGTCTCTAAACGACATTCAGCGCTTACCAGGTAAGAAACTAGCAATCAGCTTTAATGGCTCGACTCTAACAGTCGAAGAAGATGAAGTGAGGGTTGTGGGCAGAGTTGCTTTGGTGATGGAGAGAAAATAGTGGAAATAAATGAACTCAAAGAAAAATGCTTATTCCGTTATAGAAACTTTAATGACAATACAGTCAACGAGATACTAACAGGAAATATATGGCATTCTAGGCATGAATTATTAAATGACCCCTTTGAGTTTTCATTTTTGTTCGATTGGTCTGAATATGATAAAGCAAGCCTTGCTAAAATAAATAACCATCTCAGGTTAATACCAAATGAAAATCTACAAATATTATATTTGGGAAACAAAATTTTCTTAGATAGTTTCGAACAACAGTTACGAGACGAAATAAATAGAATAATTGATAAGAAAATATCAGATATAAATGAAGAAAGCTTTGTCAGTTGTTTTGCATCTTCTGTTGATAATCCTTTAATGTGGTCTCACTATTCAAATGGTATGACTGGACTATGTATTGCTTATAATGAAGAAAAGGTCAAAGAGTCTGACCATTTCAGTCATCCAATAGCCATAAACTACGTTAGCACGCCAGAAAAAATTCGTTATACAGACTTGTCAGTCAAAGAACATGACTTTCAAATTGAAGAAATCCTATTTCTAAAACCCCAACATGCTATCAGACCAGCACAAGTGAAATTATCTTTTGAACTCCAAATTGATAACTGCAAATTTTTAATACAGAAGCATAATCGATGGAAATATGAAGGTGAAATACGAAATCTCATTATTGAACCAAAAGAAAGTGGAAAGCAAGGCATTTCCGTAAATATAGGTTCCGGTTGTATAGATGCGATCATTTTTGGTTCTAAAATATCTAAAAGCAACCTAATTATACTCGAACTGATTTGTATGAAAAACAACATCCCTATGTTCAAAGCTTCACCTAATAAAAATGATTTTTCAGTAGTCATTAATAGACACATTGTAAAGTAGTAATTAACTTTCGTATTTTTAAATATATATATCTTTCTATTGGGTAAACCTAGGCGACTCGTTTTACCCAGTAAAAATACAATTACCTTTTGGCTCCTGCTCATACTTTATTAAGGGTGGAAAAACAGTCAGTGCCGGCTGGAAGCACGTACCCAGTATATATGGACGGTCTGCTCTCGCTCAACGATATTCAACGCCTACCAGGTAATAAACTAGCAATCAGCTTTAACTGTATTAATTTTATCAAGCGTGCTCGGTACATTAAGGTTCAGTTTGAGCATTTTCGAGCCACCTTCTATCCCCTTTCTAGCGATAGTTGGGTTCGATTAAGGCAATTCGTTCTGAGACGATACATTGGCGGTATCATAAATTTATCTGACGCAGTTTACACTGCATTCACTACAGTACTTGAATTGTATCAATTAGCTGCCGATGAGATGTTCAAAGATGCATCAAATTGGCCAGCCCCATAGATACCATATTCATGGACATACGGCTTTTTCCATCTGAGCTCTATGTCTGACCACTTTAGTAGCTACTCGGTGGTTTCTTGCCACAAAAACCTACAAACAATCAATCACATGAATGTTAAAAGCATTCTATTTCAGTTAAAATCGTAGCATATCGGGCTATATCATAACGATTTAGCCTCTACGCATTGATTTTTGCCAGGTTCACATGATAATTAACAAAGTTCATATCGAAAAGTTTCGAGGTTTTACCGATGTCACGTTGTCTCTCGGGCGTTTTGTCACATTAATAGCCGGACAAAATGGTACTCAGAAAAGTACCTTGCTAGGGCTTTTAACCCAACCATTTACCATTCCAAATAAAGATCACATTTTATCCAATAAACGACCTTTAACTGGCGGAAACTACCGCTCTTCGTTTCAGCATAAATTAAGATTATCGCCGACTTTAGACTTAGCAGGTAGTCACGAATGGACTCTTTTTTTAAATGACAAAACTCTGCACCCGAACTTAAACTCTGACGGTGGATTTACAGTGGAGAGTATACCGAGGGATAACCAATCCATACGTATATGGCAGAAAGGCACTAGAGCTGTTGGTAGTGGTTATATTCAATTACCTATGATTTACTTAAGTTTGCAACGCCTGACACCTTTGGCAGAGATTTCAAACCTGAAAGAAACCACTCTTGAACTTACGATTGACGATAAAGCTTGGTTTGTAAAAGAGTATAACAAAATTCTAATTAGCTCTGATCCGATCCAATCGCTTAATTATTTAACCGCAACAAATAAACACACCATGGGTGTATCAACGGATTATTATGATTGGAACTCAAACTCAGCAGGTCAAGATAATATCGGACGAATATTATTAGCCATTATTAACTTTAGAAAACTTAAAAATGAGCACCCTTCTGAATACAAGGGAGCAATTTTAGCTATCGATGAAATTGACGCTACATTATATCCAGGTTCACAAGTAAAGTTATTAGACTCTCTTCAAGATATATGTAAAGAACTTGATTTACAAATCATAGCCACAACTCATTCTTTACAGCTATTAGAAAGAATGGAAGAATTACAAAAATCTAGAAATAAGCTATTCAAAACAATATATCTTGAGAAAAAAGATGGCAAAGTCATTGCTCAGGAAAACCCTGAATACGAAAAAATGCTACATAATCTAAACTTATCGCTTGGAAAAAAAGCCAAACCTCCAGAAAAACTTCCTGTATTTACTGAAGATGGCGAATGCATACACTTTGTTAAAGCTTTACTTGGCAGGAAAGTAACCAATCTGATTTACCCTGACATCTCTTTAGGATGTGGAAACTTAATCCAACTCGGTACAAAAAAGGTGCCAGGGTTTACGTTCCCAAACTCGATAGTGGTCCTAGACGGCGATGCAAGAGAAAAGCTAAAATCAAAACGATTGAAAAATTATCTTTGTTTACCTGGCGAATTGAACCCAGAGGGAATGTTGGCAACATTTCTAATCAACTTGTCAGACTCTCATACGTTTTGGAGCGAAATAAATCCTCATTATTCAAAACAACATTGTTTTAAGGATTACACTTTTGAAGAAATAACAAGTAATCGAAAGGTTGCAAAGGCATGGTATAAACAACAATTGGGAACTGAATGCTGGGGAGTCAATGCCAAGAACTTATATAAGCACTTTCTCCAAACCATCCCGGACGAGCACACCCAATTTATAGATAACTTCAAAAAGATATATTCGAGTATAACTAACTAATAATAAAAAGCCCCATGTTTACGGGGCTTTTTATTATCTTAATTCAGTACCAAGTCGTTGAAACTTTCTTAGTTCTTTAAACGTAATATCTGGTTTAAATAACACTTTACGAGTAACAGGACTATGGATTATCACTTCAGAACCTTTACGCTTTGTTTGGGCTGTATATGTTAGGCCAAATACTTGAGGTTCAAATTCTGCGTAAATGCCACAAATTTCAGGAGCTTCATCATATGTAACAATCCACGGCTGTTGAATATTACGAACACTACGATACAAACGATAGTGGTCGTCATGTTCAAAGAAATTTTGGTAGAGACCTTTACCTTTCACATAGTAAGGTGGGTCAATATTCACAAGACAGGGCCCTTCAATGCTTGGTAGGTATTCATCTATAAATTGTGTAGCATCGAGATTTGTTAAAACAATGTTTTGCCTACGAGCTGCAATCGCTCTGATTTGTTCAACTAATCTTTCTTTATTATATCGACAATTAAGTAAGTAGTTACCTTTTTGCTCTAAACCACCAATAACACCGGCTTTTATGATACCCGAACGATTTGTTCTGTTTAGGAAAAAAGTAGCAAAACCCAATTCCAGTGAATTAGTTCGATTATTGGCGTAAACAGCTTTCTGACGGTGCCACTCTTGTATTGTTACGTCAGTATCATCAATAAGTTGGCACAGTTCATCAGTACGGTTAAGTACACTATACCAAAAAGCGTGAATTGCAGGGTCTAAGTCGTTAATCCAAACATTTTCAACATGCCCTTCTAGTAACAAATACCACGCTATAGCACATCCACCTGCAAACGGTTCCACGTATGTTCCACCCTCAAGGTTATTAAGCCTAAGAGTTTCTACAACATAAGCAGTAAGCTTTGACTTACCACCAGGGTACCTCAACGGTGAATAAAACATTATCTTTCCTTCAGATCAATCAGGACTTTTAGCAGGGGCGTAAGCATATCCCAAAAGCCGTTTACAAATCTATAATCAATTTTATGAGTTTCGTGTCCATGCATATAGCTATTTAAGGTATCTAAACTATGTTCATTGTTGGGTTGCAAAAGCTTATGAATGACCTTATTTGCCTGCGAATCTTTCACATGATTATCACATAAAAACTTTAGGCGCTGCTGCAAGATAGTATGATTGTAGTCTTTCTTATGCTCTTTGGCCATCAGCTTGTCTAACTCGCTACGACGAATGTAATCATCGACCGATAAATCCAAAAATACACGTAATGTTATTGATGACGAATGCACGTAGAGGTGAACAGGAACACGTTTCATCTCAGTAAATAAGCTATTCAATTTAGAGCTTTGAACTTGAATTGTAGTAGAAGAGGTAACCACTCTACGACGATCATTCTTATGTTTAGTATCCGTTACCGTTACATCACCTGCTGATTCGTCTTCATTGCTTTCACTCGTATTACTGGCAGTATTAGTTGGAGTTCCATTTGGGCTCCCACCTTCATTTGCTCGAGGCTTTGACTCACCTGAATTAATCGAAGTTTGAAGCTCTTTTGCCTCTCCAGATGATGGAAAAGTAACCTCTGGCAACACCTCAAAAATACTGTCATTTCGTTCAGGAATTGAACGGGTGTTGACGACAAACTCTAGATCATTTGGTTCTACATTAAACATCAGTTTTAGAAACTTGCCATAAGCGTGAAGGAAACTATCTTCGTTCGATGTAATTTTGACCTTCATGCCATCAAACTGAACGCCCCAACGCTCACGAACCGACTCACTAGCAAACCAACGTTCCAAAATTGTCATTGATATACGGTTACTGTATATCAACTCTTTTTCTTCAACGCTCATTAAATCTGTGACCTGTTTACGTGTTGCCAAGTCACGCAATTGAACATACCTCAACGCCTGAACAATTTCCGACCGGGTGAATCCCGTAACAGAAATGATTTTCTCAATATCTTGATTGTATTCGTCATACAAACTAACGATAAATCGTTGCTGCTGAAGACGCTGCCATGGTTTTTGTATAGAGCTTGTTGAATGACGCTGCAAAACATACCAACGAGTATCCTCAAGGCTAGGAGCGACACAAACTTGTACTTTCTCTATATCATTTCGATCAATCAACTTTGACTGTTGAAGAATAAATTTTCGAATCGATTTAGGCGCTTTTTCTGGGCTACGGAGTAACTTCAACGCCAACATACGTCGATTGCCTTCGGCAACCACATATCGATCACTTTCATCTTTCCAAACAACAATCGGTTCAAAATCCATAAAACCAAGTTTTATGATTGATTTGATTAGTTCAAAGAAACTCGTTTTATCGGAAGGCTCACTAATTATTTCTTCGACAAAATCAGCTATTTTAATTCTTGATTGGCTGTCTGCTGTGTCAAAACGTGGGTTCTCTTTCCATAGTTTTAGATAGTCAACGGAACGTGGCGTCCGCTTCTCCCACCACTTATTAACTTTACCAACCATTGCAACCAACCTCGTATAATTGTGTATGTTGATGGTATGCATATAAAATGAATATGTTAAGTACAATTTCAATCATTTGAGAACGTTAGCCTACATTTAAAGCAAATATTGACTCACCTCAAAATTCACACATAGCGTAAATGGAAAAACTCTGAATAACGTCTCTTAAAATAAGTACATTTCTAACAAATTAACTAAAACAATCCGAATACATTGTTTTTACCATCTTGTTCAAAGCCTTTGATCTGATGGTGTTTTGGCTCCCCACCAAACAACAATATATACAGCTTCCGGTCTTGATACGTCCCCACTACATAGTGGTCTTTCTGTATAACGTATTCGATAGTTTCGGCTTCCTCATCGGTGCACAGATATTTAATATCGACCAGCTTCACCCACTTCAAGCCAATCACGTTTTCAGCTTCTATGAACCCACCAAATGGCGCTGTAAATCGATTACCTAGCTTCAAAAGTGCATCAATCACCCCTTGGTTCTTCTTACTTACCCCAATGGGACCATCACTGTTGATTTTGAAATGACTATAGCCAGCAGTCACATGAATTGATTGGTACATAGCAAAACCTATTAACTTTCTTAGCACTTTGAGAAAGGTGTCTAACCTGTGCTTTTTGTCCGATATAAAACATTGTTCTACGTTTTAGCTCGATTTATACTGTTTTTATATACAGTTATTTTAGGCTTTATTATGTCTATCCGCAATTTAAAAGATGGCTCAACCAAACCTTGGATCTGCGAATGTTACCCAAACGGGCGAGCGGGAAAGCGTGTTCGTAAGAAATTTGCGACTAAAGGCGAAGCTAAAGCCTTTGAGCTTCACACAATGAAAGAGATTGACGATAAGCCCTGGATGGGAGACAAACCAGATCACCGCAGGCTTTCTCAAATTATTGAGCTTTGGTACCAACTACATGGTGTAAACACCAAATCAGGGCTTAAGGCGAAGCGAAGAATGGAAATCGTATGCGAAGCTTTAAATAACCCTATCGCGAATCAGCTGAACGAACGAATGCTTGCTCATTACCGCGCAAAACGCATCTATAAGGGGCGTAATAAAGATAAAATCGCAACAAATCAACCTATCTCTATTGCCACACATAACCATGACCTTATCTGGCTTAAAAGTATGTTTAACGAACTTATTCGCTTGAAGGAGTGGAAAGGCCTAAACCCAATTACTGATCTCCGAAAACTTAAAACTTCAGAGCCGGAATTAGCGTTTCTAACCGTCGATCAGATCAATCACCTACTTGATGAAGTAAAAAGTAGCCCAATGAGTGAAGAGCTCACTGCCATAATAAAACTGTGCCTAGCAACAGGGGCGAGGATTCGAGAAGCTATCGAGATAAAAGGGGCTCAACTCTCTAAATTCAAAGTGACCTACATCAACACCAAGGGAAAACGAAATAGAACAGTGCCTATATCAGAAGAGCTTTATCAATTGATTCACAAAGACACATCAGGTCGCTTATTTAACTGTGCATATAGCACTGTCTATAAATGGCTTACTCGAGCATTGCCTAATTTACCCAAAGGGCAAGGAACGCATGTTTTACGCCATACCTTTGCAAGTCATTTTATGATGAATGGAGGGAATATTTTGGTATTGCAGAACATTTTAGGACACACCGATATTTCAATGACGATGCGTTATTCTCATTTTGCACCGAGCCATCTGAGCGATGCTATTCACTTTAATCCTCTGAATTCTTTGCCGCCAAAAAGTGGCGACAAAGTGGCGACAGCGAATGTTATTTAG